GTATGCACACGCCGTCATAGTATCTTAGGTCACCCCCATTGGTTAACGAACCGGGGGTGCGCGTGATACACACATTCATTGCATACGTCAAGCTACCGTTGGTCATGTAGTTTTACTACAGGTATATGGTATGCCACTATCCTGACTGATCGATCAGGTCACACACTCTAAGTCATTGTTATCATTGAAGAAATGTAAGCCTGCTCTTTTTAGCGCATCACTAGGGGTTAGCCTAGGGGTACAGAGCAAAGCGTCTCCTAACGCATCCTAGAGCGTATCAGCGGGTATCACCCTTGAGTAGCACCTATGTAGTGTGTTGTAGCCCAGTAGAGTAGCACTCAAGGTAGGCATGAGGATTGCATAAGGGTTACTACAGGTAGCACTGTATACATGCCCAGTGATATCCCCTAAGGTATCTATAGGTATAACCCCATAAGTTTTTTCTATGGGGGAGGGGGTTGTACCTGATGTTTACCCTATGGTTGACTCGGAGGTCAATCCTTAGGGGCCACCCCCACTTAACTCATTGAGTGTCCCAAGCGGATATTCCTAATACACACCGGGGGCTATTTTCAACTTCAGGGGTCTAGGCCTTCCCTTTAGACGACCCTGAGGTACTCCCCTATAGGGCGGGGGACCCTGAAGGACTTCAATAGGGTAGACCCTAAGGAGTATCTAAAGCTTACCTTAGGGTTGACAGGGTCTTTCTGGCATGGGTATAATGGTCTTATAGGGTCTTTACTTCTTCTTAAAACCTATTCTATAAATACTCTATAGGGTAGACCTATAGGAGCGGAGGCCGTCGTAGACAGCTTTTCCAGCAAGCTCTTCAATCATAGGTTGACCCTAAGGGCTATCCCTGAGATAATAGAACTATAGGCTGATTTCAGCCGAGGAGGCGTCGTGAACAACGTAACCAACATCGCTGATGCCCCGAAGAACAAGCAAGAGAAGCTTGACGACTTCTGTAAGGCCCTCGCAGACGGTAAGACCCGTGAGGAGGCCTACAAAGAGGCTGGTTATTCGGGTCACAATTGCAGGGCAAACGCCCACAAGTACTACCGTCAGAACGCTGACTACATCAAAATCTACCTCAGTGAACACATTGGGGTGCACGTCCCTACCGCCTTCAAGGTGATCCTTGAGATCGCCACTAATACCCAAGAGAAGGCTGGTATCCGGTTGAAAGCAGCTCAAGATATCATGGATCGCGGTGGCTTTAACGCCAAGCAGACCATTGAGCTGGTCACCAAGGACGCCACAGAGATGAACACTGAGGAGTTGGAAAATGAAATTAGGCGCCTTATCAGCGAAAACCCCGCCGTTGCTGCGTTCCTCCATCGAGAAGAGTCTCAGGGGGAGTGACATCGAGCTGGTTAAGCTCCGTGAGGGTGAGAAGTTGTTCTGGTACAAGGACAGCCTAGGCAAGTGGACTGGTGGTGTAGGGCACCTTCGCAAGAAAGGGGACCCAGACACCTTCAGTCAGTACGAGTCAACCCAATGGCTCCTCAATGACATCCTCGGGGCACGGAAGGCTACGGACAAACAGTTCGCTAAGCTGCCCTATCAGACCCAAGCGTTGTACGATGCGCTGGTCTCCTGCAACTTCCAGTTCGGGAATGACTTCGACACTGACTTTCCAGACTCATTTGGGAAGTTGGTGAAGGGTGATTACCCGGGTGCAATCAAAGGGTTCCAAGCGACGCTGTGGGCCCGCCAGACGCCAACCCGAGTGAAGGACCTAGTGGAGGCTATTCGCCACACTCAAGACTGCTTCACTCAGTATCAGGCATACGTGTAACACCACCCCGTTGGGAGACCTCTCCTCCTTCCTTCGGGGCCCCTTTATGAGGATGCGCCATGAATTACGACCAACCACTGGATACCCGGTACGATGCCCATGCCAGTCGTTTGCTTGGTCACGATCATTGGCGCGTCCTCACCCCTTTTAGCTACATGATTGACCCGGAGACGCACGTTACTATCCCTAGAGGATACCTTACCGACGGGGCCAGTGTGCCTCGTTTGTTTTGGAACATGATCCCACCATGGGGCGCTTATGGTCAAGCCGCTGTGGTCCACGATCTTCTGTGCGAGTATCTGACTGTCGTCCGTAATGGAAAGCCCGTAAGGATTACCAGAGCTGAATGCGACAGCGTATTGAATCAGGCGATGCAGAACTTAGGGGTTCCCACTCTGCAACGCTGGATGATCTACGGAGCCGTTTGCTCCTATAGAATCACCTTTCACGTAACAGAACCGTCGGCTACTCTCCAGAAGAGGCGCCTTGAGGCGGAATGGAGAGACTGATGGACAGTACTGAGGAGAGACTAGTCCAGCTTCTTGGAGAGCTCAAAGAGCGCGAGAAGTTCTGGCGTATTAAACAATACACCCCATACGGCTGGCAAGAGAAGTTCCTTGCAGCCTCATCGAATTGCCAACAAATCTTAGCCATGACTGGTAACCGTTGTGGTAAAACATATACGGGTGGCTATGCAGTGGCTGTTCACTTGACTGGGCTATATCCAGTGTGGTGGACCGGTAAAAGATTTGATAATCCAATTGAAGCTTGGGCGGCAGGTATTTCTACAGATACCACTCGTGATATTCTTCAGAGTGAGCTGCTTGGCGATTGGAAGAACCCTGAGAAGTTTGGTACAGGTGCAATTCCTAAAGAACTCATTGTGGATGTCATTAACAAGCCACAGGTTCCCGGAGCTGTTCAGAGTGTTCTTGTTAGACACATCAGTGGTGGCATATCTACACTTGATTTTAAGTCTTACGAGATGTCTCAAGATAAGTTCATGGGTACAGCTAAACATGTGATCTGGCTAGATGAAGAGTGCCCATCCGACATCTTTACTCAGTGTGTTACCCGGACTGCCACCACAGGTGGTCTTGTACTGCTTACGTTTACGCCAGAGCATGGTCTTACTGAAATTGTGAAGAATTTCATGTACGAGCTGAAACCCGGCCAGTTCATGATCACTGCTTCATGGGATGACGCTCCTCACCTTGATGATAAGGTGAAAGAGCAGTTAATGTCGGTCTTTACTCCAGCAGAGCGCGCCATGCGTGTTTCTGGTCAACCGTCTCTTGGATCTGGTGTTGTATTTCCAATTCTTGAAGAAAAGATTAGTTGTGATCCTTTTGAGATTCCTGAGCACTGGATGCGCATTATTGGCATCGATCTTGGTATGGACCACCCTAACGCTGTAGCTTGTATTGCATGGGACAATGAGAATGACAAATTCTACTTGTATGATGAATACAGTCAGCGCGGTGAGACACTTTCCATGCATGCTACAGCAATCCGAGGAAAAGGTGGAGCTACTATCCCAGTGGTTGTTCCTCATGACGCCTTTAAGAGAGATGGTCTAGGATCTGGTAAACAGATTATTAAACTCTTGCAAGAAGACCACGGGTTGAATGTAGTGATGGAGCCTTTCTCGAACCCACCAGCGCCCGATGGTAAAGCCGGTGGTAACTCTGTAGAGTCTGGTATCGCATTTATGATGACTGCCATGGAAGAAGACAGGTTTAAAGTTTTCAACACCTGTACTAAATTCCTACAAGAGACAAAACTTTATCATCGTGTAGATGGTAAGATTATTGATAAAGGGGATGACATGATTTCAGCTACACGTTATGCTGTCCTTATGGCTGGTCGTCATGCCCGTCCCGGGTCACACAAAGATAACTCGGCATACTATTTTGATAGTAAGCAGCCGCTAACCCCGTCTTGGTATAGTGAGATCGTATAATGGCTAGATCTAAGAAAGCTAAGATCCAACCTATGGATGATGAAGAGATCTTCACTTATGTCGATCGCTGGCTTCAAGACTCCATTAGTTACAGTGTTTCGGAATTGTCCCAGCAGCGCTCAGACGCCCTCAAGTATTACTTTGGTGAACCCTTCGGTAATGAACGTCGTGGTAAGTCTCAGGTTGTCACACGAGACGTCCAAGAGTGTGTTGACTGGATTATGCCTTCTCTTATGAAGGTCTTCCACTCCGGTGGTGATGTCGTCAAGTACAACCCTAGTACCGTCGCTGATGTACCTCAGGCTGAGCAGGAAACTGAGTATGTGAACTACCTCTTCAATCGTAAGAACGAAGGGTTTAAAATCATGTATGATTGGTTCCAAGATGCCTTGATCTACAAAAACGGTGTTGTTAAGGTCTACTGCGAAGAGGACAACCAACCTAAGTTTGACTACTTCGATGGTATCGATGAAGCTACCCTTATGGACATCGCTTCAGATCCAGAGGTTGAGGTTCTTGCTCAGACAGATAATGGTGATGGCACCTACGCAATTAAGCTCCGTAAGGACTGCAAGAAGCGCAACATTAAGGTATGTGTAGTACCCCCAGAGCAGTTTCTTATCGACCGTGATTCACCTGATATTGAGACCTCTCGTTTCTGTGCACACCGTGAAGAGCAAACCGTCTCTTGGCTTCGTGCCATGGGTGTAGGTGAGGATGTCATTGATACTCTCCAGTTTGATGATTGGGAGTTCTCAGACAGCAGCCCTGAACGTCTTACCCGAGATAACTTCGATGGTACTGGGGATATGTCACGTATCGCTGGCCCAGAGGATGAAGCTAACCGTAAGGTGTGGGTAAGTGAGTGCTACGTCCAGTTGGATTGTGATGGCGATGGTATCGCTGAGCTACGTCGTATCGTTGTTGCAGGGAATCATATCCTGAGCAACGAAGAGTGGGACTGCAAACCTTTTGCTGACCTCTCGGCACACCGTATTGCCCACAAGTTCTACGGTATGAGTATCTACGATAAGATCAAAGATATCCAAGAGATTCGCTCAACCCTGATGCGTAACATCATGGATAACATCTACTTGGTTAACAAGGGTCGGTACAGTGTTATCGATGGCCAAGTTAACATGGAAGATCTCCTGTCCAACGAGCAGTCTGGTGTGGTTCGTCAGAAGATGGCTAATGCTATCCAACCACTTCCTGTACCAGCCCTCTCTGGTGATGTCTACAATATGCTTGATCGCCTTGAAAGTGATCGTGGTAAGCGTACAGGTGTTACTGAGCGTAGTCAGGGTCTCGATGAGAATACTCTGCATAGCAACCAAGCTGCAACCTCTGTAAACCAACTCATGACCGCTGCTGAGCAGCAGATTGACTTGATTGCTAGGATGTTCGCTGAGACTGGCGTTAAGCGTCTCTTCCAGTTGCTCCATGACCATGCCATTAAGTATCAAGACCAAGAAGAAGTGTTTGAGCTTCGTGGTCAATACGTGGCAGTCAACCCCTCTAACTGGCGTGAACGTACCGACATGAGTGTGACTGTCGGTGTTGGTAATATGAACAAGGATCAACAACTTATCCACCTCACTCGTATGTTCGAAATGGTTCAGACGGTGATTAATGGTGGTGGCATGGATATCCTCGTGAGTAAGACCAACATCTATAACATGCTCAAGGAAATGACCGAGAACGCAGGCTATAAAGACGTATCTAAGTTCTGGACAGATCCTAGTTCCCCTGAAGCACAGAAGGCTGCACAGCAGAAGGCACAGGAAGCTCAGAAACCTAAGCCAGATGACATCAAAGCACAGGCCCAAATGGCCCAAGCTCAAGGTCAGAACATGAAGCACCAATCTGATGCCCAAGCTGCTCAGATCTCTGCTCAAGTTCAAATGGCTGAGATTGAGTTGAAGAAACAAGAAGCTACCATCAAGCTCCGTCAAATTGCTCTTCAAGAAGCTGAGTTGCAACTTGAACGTGATAAGTTCCAATGGGAACGTGCTAGAGACGAAGCTGAGTATACTCTTGAGTCTGCCCAAGCTCGTGCTGTTGCTCTAGGAGACGGCAAAGTTCCAGAAACCACTAAGCGTAGCCAAAGAAAAGCTAGCACTACTCTGAAATAATGAGGTATAATGGAATTATGAAGGTAGGATATGACATTATGCTGAGCCAGAGGGTCAAGGAACTCCTTGATGAAGGTACTCTGGCTCAACTCATTGCTCAGGTGCAAAGTGACCTTGAGGGGGAATGGATACGCACTCCCCCCGAGGCTTCTTCAACTAGAGAACTTATATATCAAGAATTACATGCCTTGAATAGGGTTAACATCAAGATTTCCACTTTGGTGAATGACCTTCTGATGGCAGAGAGGAGAGACTAATGGATCCTGAAGTAGATTTGGGTATTGACGAAGACGTTGCTGCTGATCTTATTGAAGATCTTCTGGGTGATGACTTTGATGTCCAAGCTGAACTAGAACCCGGCAAGAAGAAACCAGAGCCAACTAAAGAGGAGCCTTCTGATGAAGATCCTGAATCCGATGACGATACAGATCCTGAAGGAGATCCTGAAGATGATTCTTCCGAAGATCCTGAAGAAGGTGAAGGAGATCCTGAAGAGGAAGAACCCTCAGAAGTAAATCCTGAGATCTCTGATGAAACTCTTGTCGACATCAAGATTGGTGATGATACTTACGAAGTAAACTTCGCTGAGCTTCGTGCTGGTTATCTGCGTCAAGAAGACTATATTGCTAAAGTCAATACTCAAGAGGCTGAATACCTTGAGAAGTCCTCTAAGGTTGAAGAGCTTGAAGCACAATTATCTAGTGAGCTTCGTCAAGCTGCCGTAATGCTTACTGGCGATCTTTCTCGATATGAGCAAATTAATTGGCAAGGGCTTAAAGAGGCAGATCCGGCTAAGTACAATGAACTCCGTGTTGAGTACGCTGAAGCTAAAGAACGAGTTACTGCCATTGTAGAACGACAGCGCGGCATCGATGCTATGCACAAGAAGGCTCAGCAATTGCGCCATGAAGCATATGTTCGAGGTCAAGTGGAATTGGCCGATAAGCTTGTTCCGGGTTTCCGTGAACCTGAGTTCTTTAAAAACCTAGTTAAATTCGGTGAGAGTGTCGGTTACACCCAAAGTGAAATCGAGAATATCACTGATGCAAGACAACTCCTTTTGTTGAACAATGCTAAATTGTATGCAGAGGGGGTCGTGAAGAAGAAGGCTGCATTGGAAAACAGACGGCCTGCTAAAGAGTTGCCTCCGGTGATTAAGCCGGGAGCTACTAAGAGTGACACATCCGTTAGAACCCAGCAGACTAAGAAAGCTGCGGCACGTTTAAAATCCGAAAATAGTGAGGAAGCTGCTGCGGCATACCTCATGACCCTTGACCTGTAAGAAGGAAATACAAATATGGCTACTCCAGTAAACGCTGTCAGTACCGTGCTGATCAAAGGTCAGCGTGAGGACTTGATTGACGTCATCTACAACATCCGCCCTTATGATACCCCGTTTATGACTGCCATCGGCAAGGGTACTGCTAAGGCGATTACTCACCAATGGCAAACCGATGCACTGCGTGCTCCAGCGCTCAACACCAAGATCGAAGGTGACGACGCTGTAATGAACGCTGCAACTTTCACCACCATGGCAGATAACATTTGCCAGATCGTGACTGAAACCCTGCAAGTAACCGGTACTACTGAGGCTGTCGACAAGGCTGGCCGTAAGTCGGAACTGGCCTATCAGTTGGCTAAGAAAGCTAAAGAGATTAAGACCGACATGGAGTACATGCTGGTTGGTACTCCTTTGGCTAAGATCGCTCGTTCCAGCTCTGTAGCTGGTCAGGCAGGTAACATCTACTCGTACTACAAGACCAATGGTTCTTTGGGTGCGACTGGTGTTGCTCCTACCGGCAACGGTGTGAACACCGGTACTGCTGGTACTCAGCGTGTACTCACCGAGCAGATGATCTTGGATGCCTCCGAGTTGATCTGGCAGAAAGGTGGTCAGGCTAACACCATCCACACTAGTTCCTCGCTGAAGAAACACATCAGTAAGAACTTCAAGGGTCGTGCTACCCAGATCCAACTTGACGCTTCGGATTCGACCATTGCTCAGGCAGTGGACGTCTACGAGTGTGACTTCGGTAAGTACCAGATTGTAGCTAACCGGTTCTTCAAAGCTGATGCACTGTTTATGTTCGATCCTAAGATGCACTCCCTGTGCTACCTGCGGTCGTTCCAACAGTTCCCACTGGCTAAAACTGGTGACAGCGAGAAACGAGAAATGCTGGCTGAGTATACCTTCCGCGTGAACAACGAGGAATCTGGTGCTCTGATCCGCGACGTAATCGCATCGTAAGACCCATAAGGGGCGGCCTTCGGGTTGCCCCTTTCTTGTTTCTGAGGAGAAAAATATGGCCGGTATCATCGAAGAGTATACAATCCAAGATGGCTTGTTTGTGGCTAAAGCCTCTCAAGATGCTGATCCAGTGATGGAACAAAACAAGATTGAACGTAACTCCGGCATCAATGATGATCGTAAATCGGAGATGCGAAAGGTTGCCAGTATTCCCCTTCTGGTAGTAGAGCAGCTCAAGGTTCGTCCCATGTCTGAGGGTGGCCCTATCGACCTGAACCTACTGGGAGTAGATATAGAGCATACCATGAGATTTAACCGTTGGCTCAATGATCGAGACAACCAGAATTTCCGTACCAATAATTCGAGACAATAACCATGGCATATGAGACCTATAGCAGTATCGTAACACTGGTTAAGTCTTGGTCTAACCGCAGAGATTTAACTGATGAAAACTTCTATAACTTCATCTACTTTGCCGGGAACATGGCTAACCAAATCCTTCGTGTCCCAGCGATGGAGAATACTGTAATTCTTGAGGTCTCACCTGATGGTCACCTTGTCATCCCATATGACTTCCTAGAGCTTCGAAGCCTTACTGCTTTATTTAACGATCAACTCTCTGTTCCGCTTGAAAGGATTGCATGGGATCAATTCATTAACTACAAGCAAGATGACTTGTTAAATAATGAGACCAATCCAATGTATTTCGCTAGGCAGGGTGCCTATTGGTTTTTGACTCCTCAGCCTGCTGCTGGATCTAAAGTAACTTGTCACTACTATAGATCGATGCCTGATGTAAATGTGGATGAGCAAGAGAACTGGTTGACTAACCTTAGCCCGATGACATATGTGTTTGGTGCATTGCACTTCCTGTATCTTTACCTTATGGATGACGACAGGGCTCAATATTGGTTGGATAAGTTTAATGGCGAATTGGCTAGGCTTCAATCTCTTGCTGATGACGCTGAGTATAAAGGGACATCTCTCACTATCCGAAACCGCGATACCGATCGCTCTGGAGATCTCTAATGGCATATGATGGAATGTATAGTGATCTCTCTACCCGTGGAACCACCAACGAGATTCTCTCTCAGGTTCTTGAGGTAAGAGATCAAGTATCGGCTTCTGAGACTAATGTGGAGAATCTTGCAGCTCAAGCGGCCTCCGATGCAGCCTTGGCTTCTGGAGCCTCCGCTACGGCATCTGTAGCAGCCTCTAACGCATCTTCTAGTGCTGCATCTTCATTGTCCTCTAAGATTGACTCTGAAGCTGCTGCTGTGATTGCCCAACAAGCTGCCGCCGATGCTATCACCAATAGTGCTGCTGCATTGGTAGTTGCCAATACGGCAAACACCACAGCTAACACTGCACTGACTAACGCTAATAACGCAGTTACCACAGCTAATGGCATTGCAGGTACAGCTAACACTGCTTTGACTAACTCCAACAATGCGGTGACTACAGCTAACACTGCTTTGACTAACTCCAACAATGCGGTGACTACCGCAAATGGTATTGCAGCAACAGCTAATACCGCACTGACTAACTCCAACACAGCTATTACTACAGCTAATGCTGCCCAACCCGGCGATGCCACACTGACTGCTCTTGCGGGTCTTGTAACCTCAGCTAATAAGATGATCTATTCCACAGGTGTCGATGCCTTCTCTTTGACTGACCTCTCGGCGTACATGAGAACTGTCTTGGATGATACCTCTGCTGCTGCTGCTCGTACTACCCTTGGAGTCCTCAATGTTGACCCCGGATATATCCAAGGTCTGGAGATGCTTTGGGTTAGTGCAACGGCCTTTACCGTCTCTACAGGTTCTGCCTATGTGCCGGGCCTGAGCAAGGTTGTAACACTGTCGTCCGCATCTAATATCACTGGTTTTACTGGAGCAGCGAATACATTCTTCTATGTGTACCTAACAGAAATTACCGGGACTCCAACCATTGAGTTCTCTACTACAGTCCCAGTAATTGCCACTGGCACCTCATATACGAAGACTGGTGATACGACTCGTAGGTTGGTGGGGCAGGTTCTGACTGGAGCAGCGAATACAATCCTTAAGTTCAAACATATCTCTTCTGAAGGTAGAATTCGGTATTACGCAGGTAACTGGGCTGTAGCACCTTTTGCCTTGGTGATTGGTGGAACTACCACAACCTCCGTTACAGTTACTGCTACCGTAGTGGCTCCTGCCACTGCAACATCCCTGCACTGTGGTGTAGCTAAATTCACGGCAGGGACTTGGATTGCAGGTAATGCTGATCTTGGAGCTTTAAGTACAACTAACTACCTTCACACCACAGATCAAAGTCAAGGTATTGAGATTTGGATAGAACTTTCAAGAATCACATCCCCTCAGACATTTACTTATCTGGTTGGTGCTGGTTCAGTAAACATTCTTGCCTATGGCTACAAATTCGATAGGTGATCTATGTACGCCTTTAATGCAGACGGTTGGACAGTAGTACCAGATAATACTAAACTTCAAGATCTCCCACAAGGTTACTCTCTATCTAAAAATCTCCCACAAGAGTTATTGGATAACTACCTTAAAGAGGTTGAGGAACGGTTCACTGGAAATAAGGAAGAATAATCATGACATTGGCTAGTCGTTGGATCTGGGTTGGTGATTCTATTGACGCTGGGGTTTACTCAGACTCAGGTGTTGGAGATGCTTGCAGGTTGACTGTAGCTCAACTCCCACACCTTGTAAATGTCTCTATCAACAATCTGTCTTCTCCCGGACAACGAATCACTGAAGGTGGTCAACCGGGGTTTGGAGCCAGTGTTAACAAGAATGCGATAGGGACAGTAAGTGGATACTCTGGTGCCTCAGGTGTAATCATTACGCTCGGAACCAATGACTATGCTAATCCATCAACTGGAATGATCGAATTCATAGACCAGTATAAGAGTCTCATCCGGTATGTAAGGGAGACTCTTCTTCTTCCTGTAGTTGTAGTAACTCCTCTTAATAGGGCCGACGGCGCAACCTATATCTCACATGGTGATGGCCCATGGAGGAACCTAGCAGACTTTACATACTTCATTCAGATGCTTTGTTATGAAGAGAAACCACCTCTTCGCCCTGGCCCATTTCTGACAGTATTCAAAGGTTCAGAGTGTCCACTGCAACCCTGCCACTATGTAGCAGATGGGATTCACCTAAACGCAGATGGTCATGATGTTAAGACTAAATGGATGATCTCCAAAATGCAAAGCGTAGGATACTGGCTTTGACTTACTGAGGTGTAGATATGAAAATTGAAGACATTAGTAAGCAGGTTATTATTCCGCTTATTGTATCTATGGCTATGGGTGTTTTTAGTGTACTCTGGAACTCAGGGACACAGAAGGTTCTCTTAGAGCAGAACATTGCAGCTACTGAGGCGCTCTCTAAAGCAGTTACTGAACTTAGAATTACAGTAGCTGTGCAGGGAGAGAAGTTTGTTACAAAAGACGAGCTGGATAGAAAGCTTGCTCCACTTATCACGAGGAATCCATAATGTCTCTTGAGTCTGCAACCTATATCAAGCAGCTTGTTGCTGCGAACCCAGATGGTTCTGACCCAAAGGGGCAGGGAGATGACCATCTGAGATTGATTAAATCAACTCTCCTGAATACCTTCCCTAATCTTGACGCAGCAGTTACAGTAACCCCAGCTGAAATGAATGCCCTTGCCGGTGGTCTTAACCTTCTGCGTCCCAATATGATTGTGATCTGGGGTGGATCTATTGCATCTATCCCTACTGGGTGGGTTCTCTGTAACGGTACTGCCGGCACTCCAGACCTTCGAGATCGATTCGTCGTGGGGGCTGGTGGGAGTTATGCTCCAAACAACACTGGTGGCTTTAACAGCCATACCCACACAATCAGTGTATCTGGTACAGCACTGACTGTAGCCCAGTTGCCACCCCACTCCCACACCCCAAGTAACGGCCCTAGTGGTCAGTTCATTGTGGCTGGTACTGGTATCGGTAACACTGTAGGTGGGGCAAATATTGGTAGTGCTTCTACTACAGGCTTGACAGGTAGTGGTGATACTCACACCCACGGTGCATCGGCTAGTCCAACAGATAGTCGTCCTCCATACTGGGCTCTGGCGTACATTATGAAGGTGTAATTATGGCTGATCTACAGCGTGTCGAAATCAAGAACGTCGTAGGGATCTCTTATGATCCTAACCCATCTGATGTCCTTGCTCAGGTGTGGACTGGTGGTCTCAATGTGAAGTTCAGGAATGGCCGCGTAGAGAAAGCAGATGGGCTTAGTCGAGTGTTTCCACCTACTCCGGCTGCTCCTCTGCACCTTCAGCCATATCTGTCCCAGAACATCCCTTATTGGATCATGGGCAGTACCACAAAACTTTACCGAACAGAGGGTTCCTCTTGGGTGGATGTTAGTCGTACCACTGGTGGAGATTACGCTGCAACCTTGGATAATAACTGGAATGGTGGAATCTTAAATCAGGTTGTGGTGTTGAACAATGGGGTGGATAAGCCCCAAAGTCTCAAACCAACGGATAGTGATTTCACAGATCTTCCTAATTGGCCCGCTACGTATCGTGCTAAGGTAATGCGCCCATTCAAGAACTACTTGGTGGCTTTGGGTATCACAGTATCCTCTGTGGAACAACCTACAACCGTCAAGTGGTCTTCACCAGCAGATCCCGGCGAGGTTCCCTTCACATGGGATGTAACTGATGTTACCAATGATGCCGGGGAGAACTCCCTGGCCGATACTACAGGGGCTATTGTAGATGGCAAGAAGTTGAAAGACTCCTTCATCATCTACAAGGAAGATAGTGTGTATTCAATGCGCTACATTGGTGGCACCTTCGTCTTCCAGTTCCAGCAACTCTTTGATGATGTTGGCATGCTCGCACCTAACTGCGCTGCAGAGTTTGATGGTAAACACTTCGTGGTTGGTCAAGGTGATGTATACGTCCACAATGGTGTTCAGAAATCCAGTGTCATTGATGGCCGGATGAAGAACTATCTGTATAATAGTATCAAGAACACAACCGTTAAAGCTGTCTTCGTTGTTCCAGACTATAACAACAACGAGATGTGGATCTGCTTTCAGTCGGCTGATAATATTGTCACTGGATCTCCATACGCTAACCGTGCCCTTATCTGGAACTGGAAGGATGACAATTGGACTATCCGGGAGATCCCAGAGACCCCAGCGGCCACCTATGGTATTGTAGACCCTCAGGTATCCGATGCTTGGGATGATGACTCTAATACGTGGGATAGTGATACGACAGCTTGGGGTAACGCTTCGTATAATCCAAGTAAATCTAAGCTGGTCTTTGCAGGTAACCAGCAGATGACAATCTTTGCCGTGGGTGATACAAACCTTTATGATGGCGCTACATTCAAAGCCAGAGTTGATAGAAATCAGGTGTATCTTAATGATGACCAGAAAATTAAATTTGTGAGTTCTATCACTCCTCACCTATCTGGCGTTGGTGTGTGTAATATTTACGTTGGGTCTAATATGCTTCACGATGCCCCAACGGAATGGTTTGGCCCATACCAGTACACTATTGGTGTCGATGATAAGATTGATTGTCGAGTATCGGGACGGTACGTTGGTGTCCGATTCGAGTTTGAAACCCAAGGGTCTTGGACTTTGAATGGATACACAGCAGAATTCACACCTACGACAGGTAAACGATAATGTACTATAACCCTTCCACCCCACCTGCCACCCTAGAGGAGCTCCTTGTTTATCTAAATGAGGAGTTCTTTAGGGTCTCCACATCTTACAACCCGATTCTCGAAGGTCTCCATGAGATTCACTACAAGATGCCGGATAAGGTAAAGCCCGGATTGGTGTGGTATTTCGCTGGGCCAGCAAGCCCTTTGGGTACTGGCCTTGAAGGTTTGTATCGATACGATCTATCTGGCAATTGGAATTACATTGGGTGACCTACCTGTGTTATACTGTAGATATACCTACTGAGGAGAGTAGTAATGATCAAGCTCGTATCGAGACCCAATGTTGATGAGATGTTCCCACTCATGGAGTCTGGCCTTGAACGGGCCAGGACAAAGACATCCTTAGGGGAGTATTGGACTATCCAAGATGCCTATGACAGTCTTGTGAATTTTGAGGTTTATGGATTTTATCAAGAGGAGAGCCAGTATTCTGGTATCTTCACTGTGGTTAAGTCTCCACGGAAGCGCTGCCTGAACATCTTTTGGGCAGGTAAGGCTCCCGGAAATAAGGTTCCAATCAACGATACCGAGTGTGATGAGTTCTTCAAGGCTTGTGCTATTCACTTTGAATGTCAAGCAATCCTCATTAAGGGTCGTCGTGGTTGGGAGAAAATGGCGAGTCGTCAAGGTTATCTAGAGGACTCTAGGACATACGTTAAAGAACTTTGAATAGGTGACCTATGAGTTTGCACAGATTCTTTGAAGGGATCCGTCTTGGCATGACCCCACAAGCTGCTGACTATATGAGCAGCGTACATGGTGGCGGTGGTGATGAAAAGCAAGAGTCCAACTCTACATCAACCCCATACCAGAAAGAACAGTATGACAAACTTTTAGCCGGAGCCGATAGTTGGCTCTCAGGTGGAGGGTTTGATAAGAATTATGGTGGATCTGCTGGATTCAATCCCACAGCTGGATTCACTTCAGGACAACAAGCAGGATTGGCTGGTAGCGATGCAACAGGCAAGGCCGCGCAGGGGCTCTATGATTCTCAGGGACTCTCTACTCTTGCCAACTACTTCGGTACATACGACCCCAATAAAACTGGACTGACTGGTGCTATTGATGCATCTAATAATCGTCTTGATTGGAATTACAACACTGGTGTGGCTCCTCAGGTTCGCCAAGGTGCTACGGACTCCGGTCAGTATGGGTCTACTCGTCATGGTGTAGCTGAGGGTATCGCACTTAGCAATCTTAGCCAGCAGAAAACTGATGCTGCATCTACGTTGGCGTATCAAGACCAGCAAGCTTACAACCAGAACCAATTAAACATTCTGAATAATCTATCAGGCATTACCAAAGGTCTTAACTCTGGTAATGGCCTACAATATGACGCAGGCACCTTACAGCAGCAGCAGAATCAAGCAGAAATTAATGGTCAACTCCAGAAATGGGCATATGAAAACAACGTCTCTCTGAATGATCTGATTGCATACCAACAACTTGTATCCGGCAATATGGGCGGTACATCTACTAGCGAAAGCTCTGGTGGAGGTGGTGGCAGTTCTGCTCTTGGAACAATTGGTACTGTTGGTGGTGCAGTGGTTGGTGGATTCTTCGGTGGGCCAGCAGGTGCTGCCGCAGGTGCTACTGTTGGTGGTGCAGTTGGTAATGGATTGAGCTAAGGAGTTAATATGGCAATCACGGTACAAGCTCCATTGGCTGCCCAATTGTACAGCCTTGGATCTGCCTCAGATGTAGGTGGAAAGGATGTTCAATTCAAGGGAAATGTCTCTGCTAGACCACAGGGATTCGATACTGGCCAAAGGGCTATGCCTGCTCCGGCTAAGGATCGAAGTGGTGAAAGATCTAAGGCTCTTGGCAGTATTGCTTCCACAGCGATTGGTGCATATCTTGGATCTCAATCAGGGTCAGCTCCAGTTAGTGAAGCAGGTAATGGCTATGGACTAGGTGGTAATCTAGTGTCCGGAACTGTGGATAATCCAGAGTATGCTGGCACTCAACAAGCTACCTTGTTCTCTCCTTCCACTCAATCCAACATGCCAGCAGATAACGGCTACCGAGACTCTAATCCTTATGCTTTGGATTATAGCAATGGCCGTCAAAGATCTTCCTTGTTTAACTACAGTGGCTCCTATGGTGGGGCCACCTATTAAGGGGTTCCCATGGCCGGACTATTTGATCCAACCTACCCGTCTATGCTGCAAGGGGCAACCCAAGCGCTTGATCCAAATAAACCCGCTTTGCTGCAATCTCGTGGTGGTGTAGAGGCGGCACAAAAAGCTCTTGAGGCCCAACGCGCACTTGAAGCTGCTCGTATGGCTGCTGCCGAGAAGGCTGCTCTTACCAACAGTGCTAGAAGTTTTGCACCTAACTCTGCCGCATGGACTGCTGCTCAATCCTTTGATGGTTGGGGTGCAGCTCGTGGTCTGGCACAACAAGGTTCAGAAGCACTCAAGGTAGTCGGGGGCGCACCTGCTACTGGTCTTCAAGCCCTGTTGTACTCAGGCTATGCTGATGCTGCTGAACTAAGTCCTGCTCAACGAGAAGCTAAGAACCCAGGTGAACAGGCTGATGCTGCTGCTTATGCACAACGTGTACAAGGTAACGCTAAGGCTGCCGCAGGTATTACCCCTAGCCCACCAGTATCCCTGATGAATCCCAATGCTGATGCCGATAGTGCAGAAGACATTGCGGCAGCTCAGTCGGCCTTGGCTCAGAATGATGCTCCAGCGGTTACACCTACCCCTGCCGGCCCTGCTGTACAGGCTGCCCCAGCTAACACTGAACAAGCCCGTGCAACAACCATGCAGGAACAAGAGACCCAAAGGCAGACCCTAGAACAGGGTGCTCTCAAGGGCCTCTCTACAGGCGCTGTGAGTCGTCCTAAGATGGCAGAAGCTGTGGTAGAAGCTGACTTGGCTCGTACAGGTCAGAAGCTTACTCCAGAGGCTACCAAGAAGGCTGTAACTCAAGAGCTGGCTAATATGAAGTCTATGGACAACAACGACCTGAGTCGGTATATTTCATATGCCCTTATGGCTGGTGGTGTATTGGCTGTTCTGTTGGACAAATCTGGGAAAGCCGCTGAAGGGTTTAATACAAGCTTCAACAAACAACTTGATCGTAATTTGGCTTCTGGTATTCAGACACAGAAGGCACTTGCGGCCCAAGCTAAGTTGAACCAAGAGCTTGCTATCCAACAAGAGAAGTTTAAGCGCGATGACCGAGGTTTGGATATCCGTGAACAAACTGCCGATCAGACTGGTCAATACCAACAAGCACAAGTTAAGCTTGGTGAAGGCCGTTTGGGTCTTGCTCAACAATCTGAAGGTCGTCAGGCGTCTCAAGGTGCGGCAGGTTTAGGTCTTCGTGCCCAAGGTCTTTCCTTGCGTCAACAGGCCTTGCAACAAGCTCAAGCTAACGCTGATCGTAATTACGAACTCTCCAAGAAAGGTCTTGATCTCCGAGGGGAAGGTAATGCGATTCGTGCAGCAGGTGTAGCAGCTAGGGCTAATAAGGCTGCTCCAGGTGTTCCTCTTACAGAGAAAGGAGCCATTAAGGTTGCTAAAGATTTTGCATCGTCTCAAGGTGTTGATATCGACTCCGATGCGGTGAGTGCAATCTCTAGCCAGATTCAACAAGCTTCGAAGAATGATCCACGATGGGCAACCAATCCTAATTCGGTTATGGCTGAAATCCTCAATGGAACAGGTTATATTGTAAAGGACGATGCGGGAATTCCGTTTGTTCCATTTACAGGTGGTCGTCGTATCAAACAGAAGAAACAATAATCGGAGATCTCTATGAGCTACCCAGTGTTTGAAGTATCTGGGCAGACTTCTAGTATCAACACGGGGGCCAACTTCTATGTGGCCCTCAAGGTTGGTGCTAAGCCTGTCGTCTTGCTTAATCTATCCTTTGCTTTCGGAACAGGTACTGCTAGCACTGCTGGCAATGTAACCTTGTTTGAAGGCCCCACAGGTCTAACCGCAGGGTCGGGCCTTGTGGCCTATAGTCTTGACCGAGTTGATGTTAACACTCCAACGTTGGTTGTAGAGGGTGGTGCTGGGGTTACTACTCCCGGTACACAGGTTGGTGCCTCAGCTTATTACCGTGGGGTCAATACCCTTGGTATCCAAGCCTCTCCCGTGTTGACCCATAGGTTGAAAGCGAATACCAACTACGTCCTGCGTATCAACAACACTGATGCTGCTGCACAAGTCGCCGATGTCTACCTTGCTTGGTATGAAGGTCCAGATGCTTATCCAGTCGGCGTTTAAGAGTTAACGAGGAGAGAACTTAATGGCAACCCTTAATGATGGCTTGGTCGATTCGCCTTTTGGTCGAGTACGTCCTGAAATCCTTGCAATCCTTAATGGGGGCCAAGGGACTCCAGCTCAAGTAGAACCTGTGGCAGCCCCTGAGGCTGCTCCAGCAGTTTCCAATCTCAGCGCAGCCCGTGGGGAGGTAGCAGAAGAGAGCACCTCACAAGAAACCCCACAGGCTGTCGCTGACCCTAATTCTTTTAGTTCTGCTGTAGGTCGTGGTGTTGATACCATGCAGGCAAACTTCGGTGGTACCGTTGAGGCCTTGGGTGAAATCACAGGGTCACAGTATCTTCAGGACTCCGGTAAGGAGATCCGTGAGGAACAACTTGAACAAGCCGCTCAGTACGGTCAACCAGAAGTAGACTCCTACAAGGATGTCAACCTTGATGACCTGTCCTCTGTAAGTCAATACCTCACCAATACCGTAGGCTCTATGGCTCCGGCTTTAGGTACTACAATGGCTGCAATGGGTGGTGGTGCACTTGCAGGTGAGAAGGCTGGTGCAGCATTTGGTATTCCCGGTCGTATCGCAGGACCTATTGTAGGTGGCTTCTTGGCCTCCTTTGGTATCAACACAGGTGCAATGCAGAATGAGATTAAAGCTCTCGATCCTAACAAACAAGCACCATGGACATCTGTTGCCTTTGGTACTGGAGCTGGCGTGCTTGATACTTTGGGGGTTAAGTCTCTTGTTTCTCCTTTGCTAAAACACGTAGCCCCTGAGATCATCTACCAGAATGCTGTAGCCGCAGGTATCCCTAAGGTCATGGCTTTGGACGGTATCAAGCAAGCTATGATTGGTGTTGGTAAGGGTGCTGCTACAGAAGGTGCCATTAGCGGGGCCACAGAGGGTGCTCAGGCCTACTTGGCTGGTAAGGTGACTGACCATGAGGCCAGTGCTGATAGTATCCTAGAGCGCTCCATCAATGCTGCTATTGGTGGTGCCGTAGGTGGTGGTATTGCTCGTGGTGGATCTGAGATCCTCGACACTGTAATGTCCAACGCTCACGCTGCTGGTACTGCTGCACCTGCTGCTAAGTTTGCAAATGGCCCTACTGAAGAAGGTGGATTCCTTACGAAGATGTGGCAAATGGGTGGGCGTGAAGCAACAGCGCCTCTGGAACCATTAGCTCGTGTTGCTCCTGAGGCTGAGAAGTTCATCCGTGAGTTTCGTCCAGATGCTACCGGTGAGAAGGCCACAGGTAAGACTGTATTTGAAGACTACGAGCTTCGCTCTGGTAAGTGGAACTCAGAGGTATCTGACATCTTCCACGGTAAGAGCGACGCAGAGAAGGCATCCATTATTGATGAAGCCTCTCTACCACGCGCTCAGGTTACTTCCCCAGAAGCCCTACGCCTTCGTAAAGTCCTTGATGAAGCACCCGCAGACGCTGTTAAGAGCGGTCTCAAGGTAGGTCTCATTGATGGCTACATGCCTTTCCGTCCAGACCTAGCTAAGATTGAGGCTAACCGTCCTCAATTCGAGGCAGAGATTGCACCATATGTCAAAGACCCTAAGGCTGCCGTAGACAACTACATTGAGACTATCAATACTCCTCGCACCAATGCTGCCCCTCAGGTTACTCGTCTGGTTCAACAGAACCCACAGACTGGTAAATGGGAGGCCATGAAGCGTCAACGTAAGGCAGACAACCCAGAGACTCTCCGTGGGAAGTTTGCTCAAGGTACAGTTCCACCTAAGTTCTCCAACCTTGAGTTCTCCCGTGCCTTTAACGAAGTACCTCAGTCCATCATGAATAAGTACGCTAAAGAGGAATCTCCTAGCCAACGCATTCAGGCTGTACATGATTACTTCCATGGGGCTGCCCACAGGATCGCTTTCACGGATCGCTTTGGGGAAACAGGAGAAAAGGCAAACAAGCAGATTGCTACTGCTGTGGCTCAGGCTCAAAAAGCTGGACGTAGCGTTAGTAAGGCTGAAGTGGATCAGATGTATGGTATCCTCGACGCCTACAATGGGATGTATGGTCGTATTCAAAGTGATTCCATTAGGAATACCCAGAGTGCCCTCTCTGCATTCTTGACTGTTAAGTCTCTTCCTTTGGCAACCCTGTCGTCTCTTGTAGAGTTCACTACTCCTGCTATTCGTGGCAACGTGGTGGATGCCATTGCTTCTGTAATCCCAACGATGGCTCAGGTAGCCAAGAATCTTACTCAAACCCTCTTCAAGGGTTCTCCTAGAAGCGACTGGGCTAAGATGGCTGCTGATACAGGGATTGACCTTGCAAGTACTCAGAACGTACTAGCTGAGCGCTTAGGTAGCACCATGTTCAACCGTGGTTCTGCAACAGCTATGAAGTACTTCTTCCTTGCTAACGGACTGACCCTTCTGACTCATGTGCAGAGGATTTATGCTGCTAAGACGGGGGAAAGGATTTACAACGATGCAATCTATAAGTTATCCCTAGGGATTGACCTTACGAGTGCTAAAGGCGCCCAGTACCAACGTCAGTTGCGTACAATGGGTCTGGAGATTAACTCTCAGGCTGAAGCTATGGCGCATTACTCACCAAGTAATCAATCAGAGGTTGTTGCTGCGAGGGAAGCCAAGCTACTTGCTATCCGTAGGTTCACCAGTCAGACGATCCTTGAGCCTAACTCAGCGGATCTTCCCCTCTGGATGAACAATGGTCACATGCAACTCTTGGCTCAATTAAAGCGATACCCTACGGCCTATACCAACATTATCCTCCCACAACTGATTCGTAAGATGCGCCCAAGTTATCAAGGTTCTTACACAGGTGCTGCGGCAGGTACAATTGGTTTGGCATTTATCTTAGGGTCTATGGTGGGGATTGGATACCTACAGGATGAACTGAAACAGTGGACTAAAGCGGGGATGCAAGATCCAGATGATCAAAGGACTGAGGCACAACGTCTGATGGATGTACTCAACAGTACAGTTGTTCCTATGCAGATGCAATACGTTCTAAACATGTTCAATGCTCCACGGTATGGCACTGATCCAGTGTCTGCCAACCTTGGGCCTGCTGCTGGTCTAATTAAGGAAGGTGTCCAAGCAGGGTATAACACTGTATCTCACTTTGAGGATGATCCAACGAGTGGATACATTTGGCAGTTCCTGTACAAGCAAGTTCCAGTAATTAACCAACTGAAGCCCGGCAAGGAAGCAGTGAAGGAATATTTCGATCTTCCATAATACGAGGAAGCTTATGTCAGGTTATTACAACATACCGGGTATCTCAGAGCAAGTGTTCTTGACGTTTACCGATTGGATTGGTTACGTCTCCGTACGGTTAACGTGACAGGCACCCCTACCTACGCTGTAAGGGCTACACAAGAAGCAATCCTGTAAAAACAAGAAAACCCCAGTAAAGACCCTAGGTTATCCTAAGGCCCCTGACTGGGGTTTCTTTGTATCTACACCTTAAGTAATAATCACCGGGGGTATAAAGGGTCTATAAGGTCAGTATACCGCCCGGTGAAAAACCTGTCAAGTTATTTCGTATACCACCGATAACCGAACAGGTAGACATAGACAAAGAGCCGGTTCTTGCATGGCCAGCGCTCCATCTCTTCCTTGGTGTACAGACCGATGTTGCAGTTGAATGGCGCACCGCCTTCATTCATCTGCACCAGCCACTTCCAGACTTTCTTGGAGTGTTCACCCATAGACTTCTGAGTGTGGAGACCCCAAGAGCCCATACAGAACAGGCACTTCAGTTGCAGCATGCTCACAGGTATTCCTCCATCATACGACGGCAAGACACTTGCTCCAGATCGTAGATCCCGTCTTTCACATCGTGAAGGATGAAGGAGCCACGGAAGTGGTTGTTGCCTTGCGGGCCTTTGTACGGCTCGTCATGCAGGTAGCAGGAGCCACCCACTAAGAAGCTCAGAGCACGTCCATTGTTCAGGAACTCCATGGCATACTTGAAGGTCTGCTCATGGCCCTGCACTACGGACATCTTGGTCTTGTTCAGACGGTACTCAGCCGACCCGCCATAAGGTCTGCCCGAGAGAGCGTTCGCTGCGTAGTGCACGAACTCGACTCCTCCGAAGGTAACGGGTTCAAGATAATCGTAAACCTCCCATGGGGTGCCAGCAAACAGATCTGGGATACCAACCAAGCCTCGTAGCTCGGGAAACCGGAGAATTCTTTCCTCATGGTTTCCAAGAGTAAAGACCATTCGGGGTCGGTACACTCGATGTTTACTGTTCCTCTGGCGCTCTTGGAGATCTCGTAGAGGCGCAAGAATCCGTCCCATAGACTCGCGTCCGGCCGCCACGTCAGCTGCAACTTCCCGTCCATCGATCGTCCTCCGATTGTTCTTCGGCATATCGTATGTCGATAGCGAAGGCATGTCGAAGTGGTCGCCGATATGGACGACTACATCAGGCTGCTCCGCCACGATCATATTGCCGATCGCGATGTCCAGAGGCGTGTTCATTTGAACATTGTCTGGGCGGCGCTGAGTGTCAGGGATTACTAGAATTTTCATTGGGTTAAGGTTCCTATGGTTGTCTCATCGTACCAACGAAAGCCGTTCTTCTCAGCCCACTCAGCGTGAGTCATTTTACTTCCGTCTTTTCTTGCGGATTGGAAATGTATTGCTTTGCTAGGAGTCTCAAAGCAGAACACGAGTTGGTAGTTCTCTGGCAGGGCTTTCCGCACCCACAGATACTTCGTGCAGTCCTCCCTATCCATAAAGTAGCCTTTGCATTCAACCAAGGTGTAAGTACCACCATGGTCCACCACAAAGTCTGGTTCATATTGATGCTCCCATGTGTACGAGATTTTGTTGGCATGGTGCTGAGCGGCGCTGAGAGGCCCCGTGTGGAGCCTCTGTTCCAGCTTGCTGTCGTACCCTGTCCCCTTCAATCCCGTGTCACGTGGGCGAAACCAACGCCCTTGCGGCATGTGTCCTCCTTATGCTACACCTGCATCAGTTGACCAACGCATGAACGCCATTGGGGTGATCGCTCGGCCGACTCCAGTGTGAAGTGGGTTAACCCGAGATTGCCACTCATGGAACCGCGCTGTGGCTTCAGCCCAGAGACGGTTGTAGTCAGCCTCGTGTAGACGGTTGGCCATTTGTGGCAGTGCTGCGTTACCGTAACCCATGTTGGCGTTGAAGTAGCGCATGAGGAAGGACAACTGAACCGGCTCAGCAACGATGTCCGCGGTTGGGATCATACGGATGTCTTCGATTGCCTCTGGCAGGCGCAGCATGTACTTCTGGTTCATCTTGACTACGCGAGAACGGATACGCTCTTCCGAGGTATTATTCAACCGTGCCTGATTCCAGTATACCTCATTGATGTGGGTCTGAACAGTACGCGCACCGTTTGAGGCTGCGCTCATGAGGCCGATCCGCAGGTGACGAGGCATGATCACAGTATTAATCGAGTTCTGCCCCGGCATGTAGCCGATGAAGTACATGCACAGATCGAGGTCGAAGTTGCGCATGATCTCGGTGAAGAACGCTGGGGCATCCCCAGTCCACCGTGCCATGTTACGCATGATGTTCACCTTTGGATGAGCGAACTCTTCCGAGGTGTTCTCCACTTCGATTACCCAGTGGTTGTGCACGTCGCCGTAGTTCTCGGCGTTGTACTCCGCGTTGTGGAAGCCACCGAGGATCGGCTCAGCTTCTACCTCACGTACATCGGAGCCCGGGCCACGGAAGATCACCTGACCTTGGAAACCGTCAGCCACGCCGTAGCCAGTACGGACAAGGTGGGCACAGAAGGCATCGCAGTCAGGCACCGTGATGTTGCTTGGGAGCCACACGTCGATGTCGTTAGGGCGACCACCCATGATCGCGTCGCGGACAAGACCGCCACCGATTACGAATGGGCAACCATCAGGCAACACCGTCCCAATACTCGCCCGAAGTCGGGCGATCATCCCACGCAGATTGTGGATCGCTGGGCTCTGCGACCGTACTGACAGGAACTGACCAGCGGGACTCACCAGTTGGAAGGGGCGTCGGCGGTTGCCATAGCTGTTTCGGGGATACGTATATGTCATGGGCATCGTAATTTACCTCTGCGTCTTCTAATAACCAAGCCAGTCGAGCATTTTCGATCAGGCGTTTTTGCCCTTCTTCAGGGCCGAGTTTCGCGGTATACAGCCAACTGGCTGCTTGGAACAACTCATACTCACTGCTACAACTAGCCAGTGCAGAAGCAGCCTTTTGAGGGCCGACTCCGGGACATCCTTTGTAGTTGTCAATTGCGTCACCTGCTAGTACTTGTCCGTAAAAGAACTTGAGACCTTCGCCAGTTAGCTTGTATCCACCAGACTTGTAGGGCTTCGCTGCGATCCACCCCATCTCTTCGACAAGATGGACTGGTACTTCCGGCTGCGACTCTCCGCATCTCCAAGAATAGTGATAGCATGGGACAATTCTAAGATCCTTATCCCGGCTAGCGATAACAGTGTTGTCCGGGTCCATTCGTCCGAATACCGACAGCGCGTCATCGGCCTCCGCTCCATGGACAGTATAAGCGCCGTAGTCTGAACGGAGAATCTCACCCACAGTCGCCCAGTGATAAGGCTTGGGGGCATGCCTCTGACCCTTGTATGGATCTGTAACGGCGATCTCGTTCCGGTAGTTGGTGCCACCTGAGAGGAAGAGTTCGTATCCATCTGAGTCCGTCCTTTCAATGATACCGTTGATGAATCTGTCAACGACCTCTCGAACCTTCTGCTCACTATGGGGCCTCGCTACAGGCTGCCCAAAGTGCATCTCCACGGACTGGCATACAGCACCCAGTTCGTAGCGACTAATGTCACCGTCGATTAGCAGACGCTTCACGGTCGATCCTCCCGAACAACATGTCACACACTGGGGTGTACTCGGGCCAATCGGACTCGATCACTACGCAGTCCTCTACAGGGAGGTTCTGCTCACGAATGAGACCTTCAATGGCCAGCCGTTGTTCACGGGTCAGGTATCTGGTCTTGATAACCACATACCGATCCTCCAATCTGAAGTCCATCTTACCTCCGGAATGGCTCCAGCTCGCCAAGGATGGTGTTCCATTCCTCGGTGACGGCCATATCATGCTCGCGGTGTGCGAAGTCAGGATGATCGAACAGGCTGTTCTTGATTGCGTTCTGGTAGTTACTCCAGTCGTAATTCGGGTCAGCCATACGTTCGGCCTTCGCCCATTGATCCGCTGTAAGGGAGAAACCGGGCTCCTCAGAACCCGGCAAATCCGATGCGAACCCTTGGACGCTGTAGTTACTCGGGACTGTTTTTGCCCGGGAATCTAACAACGTTTGCATTTGGGTCTTCCTCTTTGCAGAACTCGTTGTACTGCTCAGTCAGCGACTTGGTAGTCATGATGGCAGTTGCGAGTGTGTTAGCGGAGCCTTCAACAGCCCCCCAACGTTTGTTGACAATCGAATACTCTAGGAGAGTTCGTTCCAGTTTAGCCTTTGCAATCTCACGCCAGAGCACTGGTGTTGGGATGACCAAGTATACACTATCTTCATAGATGTAGGAACTTGGGGGGATCTCCAACGGTGTCCAGAACTCATTACCGATCACTGATAATCTCCTCTCCGTGCTTTCAGTTCAACTTGGGCCAGAATGTTCCAAGCAATGTGGAAGTCGTGTGGGAGTCCCGAGTCCGGATCCACAAGCTCACCTTTTGCACGCTTGGATTCGTGTCGGAGTTGAGCATTACGATACCGGTTGATCCCATCAGCGACTTCAAGCCATCCTCCGTCAGAGTATTTGTTAGCTCCGAAGGTTCCCACCGCGACGACTCCATCAATCGCGCGAGACATGGAATCAATGATGAGTGCGGGGCGCTGTTTGCCACTATCCAGCTTAGCACCGGGGGCATGTTGGTCGATACCATTTGGATCAGCCTCGCTCGTTAGTAGCATTCTTCTCTTTCTCCCGAATTGCAATCAACTCCTTCAGCAGTGAAGCCCTCTTCTCTGCCAAGGGAATAGAAATGTCGAACCGTTGCATACGGTCAAGGGAGCGGATAGCCGCCCCCAAGGTATTCACCGCATGACTCAGATCAGACCGATAGAACTCAGAATCGTTCTTCTGCGTCATCGTCAGCTTCCTCGTCAGCATCGTACTCACCGTCCGATTCACCAGTGGTGCCCGGCTCAGGACGAGCGATGGCGCTGGAGGTGTAACCCTCCGACACTTCACCCCAGTTGCCCGAGGTCTTGCTGCCACCCTCAACGATCTCCAACAGGCGGATCGCACGGAGGCGCAGTGTCAGACCACCACCGAAGCCCTCGAACGGAACCACTTCCACCTCCAGCTCACCCTTGCTACCACGGTATGGCATTGGGGCGTCATCTGGATACTCGACGGTCTTACCGGAGACGATGTAGTACAGGCGTGGCTTCATCTCGAAGACCTCGCCAGCTTTGCTCTTGACCTTAGCGTGCTGCTTGGTCTTGAACTTGATGGTGCCATCTTCCTTGGTGAACTTCAGCTTTGCAGCCTTACCCTTCACCTTGGCACGGGGATCGGACTCGATGGCCGCACAGAAGGCCTTAGCCTGCTCTGGGGACATGTAGAAGTCCTGCTTGAAGTCACCATCCGGGTTGAACTTGAAGTCAGGGGTACGCAGGTAACCGTAACCGAGTTCAACTACAGGGGTGGTAACTACCCAACGTTCTTGCTTAGCCATTAAGGCTTCTCCTCATTAGTGGGTCTCAGCCCAGTTGTGGCCGACTACGGAGTCACTCGCCAGAGGCAAGTTCATACCCAGCAATTCGCCGGCCTTCTTGACACAGATGTCCATGAGTTCCTGCACACGTTTTCCGTCCTTAGGATGAACATCGTACTGCCCCTCGTCGTGCATGTCAATGACTTTCCACGCGTCGAGACCTTCCAACTCAATAGCCTCCTCAAGGAGAACCATTGCGTACTTCATGACGACTGCACCCGCGCCTTGCAGCAACAAATTGAGCGCCTTGTGGGTCATCGGACGGCCTCTGGAGTCCTTACGGAGCCACAGCTTACGACCATCCAACCCAATCACATAACCCTTCTCTGCATCGGCCTTAACCCGGTCGATCAGATCTTTGAGCATCGGGAGGCTTTCGAAGAACCGAGCTTTAATTGCAGCCCCATCCTCACGACTACCCTCAATGATGTCTCCGATCTTCTGATCCCCAGCACCGTACAGGAAGGCATAGATGAATGTCTTCGCTGCGTCTCGGTTAGGTAGACCAGCCAGCATCTGGTTGTATGAGTGGATATCACCCTCAAGAATCTGCTTGGTATACTCTGCATCGTTTACATAATGCGCCAGCATCCGTAGCTCTAGTCCTGCTCCATCATAGCCGATCAGTAACCGGCGTCCGGCAGGGACGTAAGCCTTGCAGACATTGCCCTTCTTATCAACGTTAAGCCCGGGAAGTGGCGTCCCATGTTGGAACACCAACCCACGGTGGAAGTAAGCGCCGTCGGTCTCGGGCAGCGGACTGCTCTCGAAGATCGACCTGCATTGCTTACCAAAGAGTACGTACTTGGCAGCCTTAGGGATATTCACAACCCCCTTGTGCCGCATACGCATGGTTGGTGTACCGATCGTGATTGCACCAGCTTCGATGCGACCGTCATCCCTCACCAACTCCAACACACCCTTGAGAAGACTCCTACGGTGTGCAAGGGTCAAACGTGACTTCAGGGCCATGCCCAGACCGCCACCCCCTTTCATACCATCCAGAGAGGATTCTGTCAGCTTCGCGCCAGCAGGCACCTTCTTCTTCTTGAGCAGCAACTCTTTGACCTGACGCTTCGTCATAGTACCCGGCTTGATCCCCAAGAGTTGCATACGCCTCCGACCGAGGTTCGTATTCTTGAGGTCAAACATGTAGTTCTCTAACGCTGCTTCAAGCTCAACTTGGTTGAGTGGACGTTTGATGCTGGAGTGCATCGTGATGTCCTTAAACTTCCAAGTGTCAGGTTCCCACCCCAACGACCCAGCCATGAATTCCTTGATGGCCTCGGTCTTCCCCATGTCAAAGGGCACCCAAGAGATCCCACAGAAGCCGCCTTCAGGGGAGAACTCAGCGCCCTCCTCATCAAACCACTTCTGCACGTTCTGCTTGAGAGCCCCGGACTTGAGGTACGGTTCTTGTGCAGTACAACCTTTTGCCAGCATTTTGGGCATCTGGGGTACAGCGTAACGATCCAACTCAAGGATCTTCTCGTTCAGGGTATGGATGTAGAATCCAGCCTTCACTCGGTTTACGTGTACCCCACGACGGGCTTGGCGAGCCATGATCTCGGCAACAGAACACTCCAGAAGGAACGCCTGTTTCCAAGGATCACTCATCGCTCGATTCGCTCTGCGTCCCAGTTGACACCATCGTCGTCCAGTCGAGGGGGTGCGATGTCTGGGAGAACTGCACGCGTTGCTCCTCGTCCCATATTACCCACGTGATCAGTGATCCATTCAGGAGCCTGACGGATTCCTCCCGTGGCCCCAACGAAGGGTGTCTCAGGTTCTTGGGCGAACTCCTCCTGTACTTCTTGTACGGAGATCACGTTGGTGAACATCGCCACGGTGACCCGCTGTGGTGAACGAGCTGGGTTACCCCAGTTATCGTTCAGGCCGTTAGCGAGGCTACGCATGGTGGTGAAAGCAGCTGCTGCCTCACCCGTGTTGTGGAAGGTCTGAGCCTCCACGAAGTGGGTTGTCGGCCGAGTTGCACCCGGAAGTTGAACCACTACTTGATAACGCATTCTTTTTACCTCTCCACTCGTCATACCACTGATACACGAAGTGTGCACTAACGATCCCTAGGGAACCGCCCCACCCACTGATGAAGATCAGCAGGTAGATCCCTAGGTGATTGTTGGCCACTGCCCAAACCGTAGCGGTCTGAGCGAAGGTGATGCCCCAACTAGTAAAGAAGGAGCAGAACCATCTGTTGTCACGCATCAGTTTGCTTTGGAACCCCAGCAGCATCACCGTAAAGTAAGCTGCGAAGAAGACCATTACACCCTGTAGCGCCATACTCATTACTGAATACCGGCGAGGGCGTCCTTCGCTTCTTCGAGGGACTTGTACAGCTTGATGGCTTTGTCAGCCTGCTTCAGCTCCAGCGCTGCACGAGCCTTCTCGTACTCAGCACGTTGCTTCTTCAGGACGACCTCAGCTTGGGCCGCATGATCGTCCAGCTTCGCAGTGCGAGCGGCGACAGCAGCCTTCAAGAGGCCAACAAGGATGTTGATGGTGTTGCTCAGGAGTTTTACTGACATGATTCACATTCCTCTGGTGCGTTTGGATTGCAGGTAATTCCTGCTAGGAAGTCGTCGTCCTCTGGAAACTCAACATCTAGAGTCAGACCTTGTGCGACAGCCCATTGGCGAGTGCCAACCTGCGTGTCACAACTCATTTTGTGGTCGCCGTCAGGCAAACCACACTCAGGACAGGTGGTCATTTTTTGATCTTGACCCTCTTACCTTTCTTCGAAGCATCGCCCACGCGTCCTCCATCAGCCGCATTGCTGCTAAGAGAACGAACGCGTAGATTAGAATCATCGTTAGAACCGCCATCACGCAGACGCTTCTTATGATCCACCACTTCGGTGGCGCCGAGTTTTCGTCCAAGTCGTTTCTCCACCTTACGGCGCGCTCTATGCCGAGTCGCATCGCCAGACGATGAACCGGCACCAGTCTCACCGCGCTTAATCGCGAGTTCACGTTCACGTTTGTAGTTTCTACCCTTCTTACGTTTTACCGAGGCCATTAGAGTTTTACCTTTTTAGATTTCAGGCAAGATGAACAAACATAACAATGCTTCTCATAGAGAGGGCGCGCGGCCTTGCTATGCTCGTAGACATTGAATTTACCTTTGAACACATAGGAATGTCCAAAGATGAGGCAACGTATCCAGTTATTCATTTAGACCCTCCGAAGGACGGCAATACGTGCATCCAACCAAGCCTCATCGAAGCACTCAGTGACCCACCAGTTGCCGTCATCACCGTTCAACACATAGATCAGATCGGAGTAGGACTCACGGGATTGACGACACGTAGCCATCACACCTTCAGCCCCTCCGACAACCCAGCAGTCCTTGTACAGACGCTTCTTCCCGGTGCATGGGCCATTGTCCCACGCTTCGAGGTCCATCTTTTCGATCCGACTCATGATAACCTCTTGATGTCCCCTTTACGGATTGCGAGGGAACAGCGGTCGCATTCCTCTTTCGTCACCCCAAACCACTCGAACCATCCGAGCCGAGAGATGAAGTAGAGGAAGAGTACCGCATTCAGACGGACGTCCTGCACACAATAGTCGAGCATGTCTTGGTTGAACTCCAACCACTCCATACCCTCTATGTACTTGCCACCACTGGCTAGGATTCTCGCCTTGAATGCGGACTTGTACTCACCTTTGTGGAACTTCAGTTGGTGTCCCCACCCTTCGAGTGAGTGCAGTAACCTTTCCGGGTTGAGCAGCCGCGACAGCACGAGGGTGTCGAAGCAAAACCCGTTGTAGCGATAATCAAATAGCTTGGCAAGTGCAAGCAGGTCAAAGCCACGGAAGTTGTGACCCACGACCACACCGTTCTTGTCCAGATCTTTGAGGTATTCGGCGCTCTGATTCGGTACATAGATGCTCTCCTCAAGCGTAAAGGGATTCAACACGACCCCACAGTGGAACTTCTTGAGACGATAGAGGAGGTTGTCCCCCTCAATGTCACTCACCACGACATCAGAAGCGTTCCACTTCCGGTCCAGTATCTGGAATGTCTTGGTCGTGTTCGTCAAGTCCTCCGGTTTCAGGATCGTACCGGGTGTTAATAAAGCCAGTTTTCCCATTCTCTCGGTCCTTCAGAACTCGGATGCGGGAGTAATGTTTCTCATCACCGTCAGCATACATGTTCCTTTCAAACCCAATCATCACCTCAGACCAACGCATGAGGCCACGCCCACCAGTAAACTGCACTGGGAAGATTTGACCGCCTGCCTCGTGACTCTTGCCGGATTGTGCCGGATTCAGGTGAGACAGGATCATGATGCAGATGTTGAGTTCGTCACACAGCCCGTGGGCCTCGGTGGCGATACGTGCAACCTCTGTGTTGATCTCTGAGGAACTCAGGGTGTTGGTTAGTGCGGTGATGTTGTCAACGAAGAACAGCTTGACGCCATGGACGCTGGCATAGTATCGGATACACTGGGCAATGTTGTCCCAGTCGTTCTGACCCTTATTCTTCCAGAGGTGCAACAGCTCGTCGAGGTTATAGGTCTCGTTCACTTGCTGCTGTCGATCCTTCTCGAAGCCCACCGTCTTGACTCTGGTCAACTGCGTACTGACGTTGATCAGTGTCTTGCCGATCCTCTCCTCCATCATGAAGCACGCCGTAGGGATCTTATGCTCCTTGATGAAGTGGGCACAGATGGCATGAACCAGTGTGGTCTTACCACCACCTACGGGGCCACCCACAGCCCATAGCTCCCCCCAGCGGACTCGTACGAGATCCGTGAGGCCAGCCCATGGCAGCGAGTAACCTTCTTCCAACACCACCTCAGCGTCCCGCATAGCGTCGGAGACTGAGGCTGCACCGTCAGGGGAACGTACTCGGGTGCCCCTTGAGAGGACACGGAAGAGTTCCTTATGACGTCCTTCCATGAGCATGTCGTTGGCGTCCTTGAGCTGCGTGGTTGCACCATGCAACGTCGGGAGGAACGCTCGACCCTGTTCATACGAGTCGTAACCCGCACGATCATTGTCGTGGACATACACAATCTCTTCGAACTTGTCAGTGTAGTTGTTGTCCAGCAGCCATTGAAGGCACTGGATGATAGTACCGGAACCAGCAGGCAAGCTAATGCAGGCCGGGAATGTATCCCGAGTCTCCTCAGAGTTTGCAAGTTGCTGCTTGATTACGTAGTACCCAGACATCGCACTGAGTTCGTCTTCGAAGATCCACAGCTTGAGGGTTCGTACACCCTTCTTGTTTAAGTGTTCGGCACCGAAGGGGAGGCCTCCAGCTTGAGGACCGATTGAATAGAACGCCTTGGGTTCGCACACACGGCAGTTGTAGCGTTGCACGTACCCTTCACCGTTGAGGCGGGGGTAGTAATGTTCAACCACATCTGTTCCGTTTTGGGTGCTGAGACCCACATGGACGCCAAAATGCTCACACACCCAATCAGGTATACGCCGAGTATCCAGCGACCTAATCGGGTAGGAACCAATTTCTTCCAGCCTTCGTTTAAGTTCATCTGGATTCCACTCCTTCTTCTTGTTCACTGGCAACGAGCTTGGGTCTTTCTCGTAGTGTCCACACTTGGGGCACTTCGCGAACTTCTCGCCTTCGTCACCTTCAAATAGGATTAGGTGGTTACCCTTAGAGTCTCCACCTCTTGCGGTACAATTTGGGCACCGAGTATCGCCAACAATCTTCATCAGTTAGACCCGTACTTCTCCTGAGTCTTGTTAATGATCGCTTGGCACTCTGTGGCCCGCTTTTGAAGTTCAGCAACATAGCCTTTGCCATATCCCTGCTCTTCAGCCGTGTCGATTTCCTGTTGCAGCATCTTAAGCGACTGTTGCGCCGCTAGGTACTGCTTCAGGTCGACCACCTTCTGGTTGGGTGTGTCCAGAGGAAACACTAATACCTCTCCGTTCATTGAATACCTCTTTGAGTGGACGCGGATTCTGCCGACACAACCAAACGATCGGCGCTACGTCTTTTTCGTTGATTTGGAACCCGGAGCCAGCCACGAGAGCTGACTCATCGCACAGGTGTTTATACCGATGCTCGAAGTTCCCCCAGTTGGCGAGAAGCACTTGACAGAGATCATCGAAGTACCCATCGCCAACCACAGGGGAATCTAGGATGTAGTACCGGATCGAATGTTCCAGATACTCACCATAGATCCCCTTCAGCTCACTTTCACTCAGGAGCATTTTCGATCAGTCGCAGCATATGCCGGAACCAATCGGGGCACAGCCCACGAGAGTGACCATGAGAGTACAGCTCTTTCAGCAATTGACCTTTAGTTTTCATGTTACCACCTGCTTCCACGATTGTCAC